TCTTTTGTTAAATCAGCAATATTCACTGATTGTACTTCAGGAGTCTCAGCATTCGCTACTTTAGAAGCGGACATTCCAACAAAAGTAAACAACATCATTACTACAGCACATAGTTTTAACCATTTGTTTTTCATCTGATTTTTCCTCCTTAATTTTTATGTTTAAATTATAAACTTTATTTGAATTAATTTCAAACATTTTCCACCTTCTTATATACTTTTTAAGATATTTATAGCTTTTTTCCTCTAGAAGGAACTTTTTGGAAATATTTATTTCCAAATGTTTCCATTTTCATTCAGAAATAATCCGATGTTTTTTCGTACTTATTTTCATTTTTCCACAAGAAAAAAGGATTGTTAAATTTCTTTAACAATCCTTTTTTTGATATTTTTATAAATAGGTACAAAGACGTTTCAGCGAGACCTGGCATTGAATATGTAAATATATTCAAGAATCACCTGAGAGATGCTGGGGCCTCACTTATGCACCCCCACTCTCAAATAGTGTCCTTTAATCTTATACCGGCTGAGATAGTAAAAGAGATAAAGATAGCAAGGTCACATATGGACCACCATAATAGTAACCTATATGACTATTGGAATGATGCGCTTTATCGTGAGCTCAATGACAATATGATTATATGGGACTCTTACAAAATGTAATTTAGTTGGGTCTAAATCGCTCAATGTCGTTGTGCAATTGCCCCATTTTCTCATAGGTCTACTTCCATCTTCTGTAGCGTATTGTGCAGGTACATCGTGATATTCTACATCAAACACGTTGTCCTCCTTTGTGTGTTCAACTAAATTAATAGCTGGTAGTTCTTTCTTTTCTTCCCTAGATTTTTGATGTTTCTCTTTCAACAATTCAGGGAATACTTTTTCTCGGTTCAAATCGCTGTACCAGTTACGGACAATAGATCCGTCTGGCATTTCATGTTTGTCCTCAAACTTATTGAAATATAAAGTTAAGTCAGATTCCAACTTACGTTTGACACCAGTTGTGTTCCAACCAATATCTTCCAAGAACGATTCGAACATAGATGCTGCTTGTTTAAAGCTAACACCGTGTTCTAATTCCTCGTAATACTCACGCAAGAATTTAAATACTTTATCAGAGTACTCGATGATATTTGTATCTACATCTTCTTGGTAATAGTCTGCACCCATATCATTAAACTTATCAATACACAATTGCGCAATTTGTGGTACTTCAAATTTAATAGAGTTCATGAGTTGTTTATATCGTGTATAATCCACTTTATTTCTTGTAGGCGATACAACGAGAGCACGACGAGTAATACCTGAGTCGGCATTATGTAATTTAAATCGTTCGTTAGAGGCTGTGATAAGTAGACCGTTAAAGATAACAGGATATCCTTGTTTGTAAAGCTTACGAATAATCACTGGTTCATGTGCTGTAAGTTTCAACAAGTTCTGTTCATTTGTAATCTTACTTAAATCACTATCGGTATCCATCAATACTGGAACCTCTTTAACATCTGCTGTTGCAAACTCAGAAGAACTTGTAAATCCGCGTAAATCAATAGGTGCTTGGTAATCTCCGATAATGAGTTCCAACACCTTAAGAATTGTAGATTTACCTGAACCTTTTGGTCCGTAGATGAATAAGAACTTATGAATATCAGGCATACTTCCTGTCAGTAGTGCGCCCATAGCCCACAATATCTTATCTAGTTCTTCCTTGTCATACAAGACATTAAAGAGTTCGCTAAATGCCTCTGTCTTACCTTCTGTAGGGTCATACGGTAATTTGTAAGTTGAGTAATCTTCTTTCTTAACTTCGTCAGAGAGAAAGAATATGTTGTTGTTAAATGTCTTATCATCTTCAGATTTAAAACGGTTAACATAGTCGTCAAATCGCTTCATAGCACCCGAAGAATGATGTTGCATTAGGTGTGAGGATACATCAATACCAGGGTTGAGCGAACGTATTGCTGATGTGTAATTTGTAATAAGTTTATCAATATACTCAAATAAACCTTTATGTCCTAGTATCCATTGTTCGCCTGTCCACCAACCCGTGACAGTTCCACCTTTAACAACTATATCATTGTTTTTAATGAAATTAAAGTCTGAATATACAACATATTTATCTTTCTTAGTTTCTCCAACAACAAATTCTAAGAAGTCTGGAACAAACCCCAAAACATCTTCATCAGGGTATTTCATTGTTCTCCTTACATTTCGATATGTGTAATCTTGTCAAGGAATATCATCTTACCATCACCATAGTAATATGTACTCCCATCGTTAGCTGCTTTGCGGAAATTCATGTATTCTACAGAGTTTAAATGTAACGGAGTCCAATCTCCATTAACAAAATAAACTCTCATAGCATAGACTCCTTCTGGTCCTGGTGTAGCCATACTTATACCTCATCCATATTATCATATAGATAATTGTTGAAATCATTGATTTCGTTTCGGATAGCATTCTTGGCGTCGTCCATTACAAACCAACCAATGTTGTCTTCGTTGATTGCTAGGACGCCATAACCATATCCAGTACGCAAGTTGTGATTGAACGCATCTTTAATACGGTCAAAGATCATACTCGCATTTGTGTCTGGGTCAAATACATCAAGCTGTTGTAGCATGATAGCAGCAATTTCAAGTTTACTAATTTCGTCATATTCTTGTGCAAGGAAATCAACAGTATTAGCAATGAAGTTACCGTAAGTAACAAAATCGCTATACACTGTTCCAGTTCCAAAGAAGTTTTCAAGTTGTTCAAGCATCTTCAAGCGGAATTGTTCATCGTCATCGTACCACAAGTCAGGGTCGATTGGATAATCGAACATTTCGTACATTTGCTTGATAATATCTTGTGTAGAGATATTGGCAGTGTCGTAATGACCTAGATTGTAAAAATCACGAGTCCACTCACGATATTGGTCTGCATCAACACGACTAGCCTCTTCCACAATACTAGCTAAGATACTATCTTTGTAAATAGAAAATGCTTGAGGGCTATTCGCATCAATTTTCATATCGTCTACCTCAATAATCTTTTCTTCACGTTGGTTAACTTCAAACTGTTGTAGAAACTCATCACGTTTCTCAGTTTGTTTGTTGACATCATTTACAATGGTTTTAACTTCTTCAACCTGTTCTACTGGAGCTGGGCCAGTAACTTGCGGTTGATATAAAGGAACAACCTTGGATTTTTTAGGTTGCTCTTCTTCTACTTCTAGTTTTACTTCCATAACTTCAACGTTTGTGTATTTGTCAAGAGCATTATTAAGCTCTACGAGTTTTTCATTCAAAACGTCTAGTTGTTCTTCTAACTCTTTGTTAGATTTCCATTGTAAATAATTATAGATTAGGGCAGTAGTAGAAACTGCGCCCAATCCAATAATTGCTAGTAATGATTTCTTATTCATTTTATTATCCTTTCTAATGCCCGAATCTCTCGACATGAGGCTTCTTCTTATATTAGTGCTTGTCGTTGTTTAACATCTCCTGTTAGCAGCACGACCACAGCTTTACTGTCTAATATAAGGTTTATTATCCTTTAGTTGCGTAGTAATCGTAGTGTGGTGCACGAGCGAATGATACGAAGAAACGGTCTTTCTTGAATACAACACCGTCTTCTTCTACAGTCACTGGTACAACCTCAACACGACAGTCGAATGAACCAGACGCACTACCTGCAGACCATACCATGTCACGTGCACGTTTATAGTCTACTGGTGCAGCATCGCGGTGAGATGCAAGTGATTCTTTTGGAATACCGAATGCAAGGAATACATCACGTAATGTTACATATCCTTGTTCGTTTTCAGCACGATAGATACCAACACGTTCAGCAAGTGTATCGCTGTCTCGAGCTTCAGGATTACCATCGTTCAATACGCGCATTACTGCTGATTCAAGAATACCATAATCATATTCTCCGCCTTCACGCAAGTCACTCAACAATGGGCTTGCTTCAACAAAGAACCCTGCTTCAGATACAAGGCTAGGTTTCTTGATAGAGTCTACAAGTACTGATTTCTTTTTCTTAGCTTCATCTTTGTTTTCAGGCACGCGTTCAAGTTCTTGTGTGATTTGTGTTGCCATTTCGGGATGGTTTTCTTTCAACCATTCCTTGTATTTGTCAAGCTTACTTGAGAGCGTATTGTAAGCGAGTGTAGTTGCTGCAAGACGTTGTGATAGAATACGTTGACCGTTAAGGATAAGAAGACTTGAGGCTGTAGCACCGAGAACAGGCCCAGTCACAGCTTTAGCAATAGTCTTAACACCATTAGCTTTAGAAGCTCCTTCTTCTCCTGCTTTAGCACGTTCAAGTTCTTCAACACCTGCTTCAATTGCAGGACGAGCTTGATACAACATATATGCAGATGCGCCTAGACCGATAAGTCCTACACCTGTACAAATATAAGGACTGTTACGACGTCCCCAACGCAATACTCCATGATACATACGATTTACTTTTACTGGTACTTTGAATTTCATAATAATTTAGATCCTTTCTTATTTTGGCATTTCAACAATGAGGTTTTTAAACCCAGCTTGTTTGTGAAGATATTCTTTTGCTACGTCTACCAAATATGGTACGACTCCGAAGCAAATAACTTTAACGACTTTCATAACTTTCTTTTTGTTCCAATTCTTAAACATAATAATATCCTTTCTAAACGTTTGTGATTGGTGGTAGTGTAATAATATAGTATCCATTAGGGTTACGCACAGTACGGGCTCCTTTAAGGTCAACCCACCCTACATTATTATCTGCATATGTTACATTAACACCAGCTTGATCTGCACCTGAGATAGAATAATAATCACCTACAGACACATAACCTTGGTCAATAACATACTGACGCATTGTAGCTAATACGTATTCTGCATCAGCTTGAGTAAAGTGTTCAACTTGTGTATACTCATGACGTGGCACAGGTGCTGGTTGTTGTTGACGCTGACGTGTATTTCCCATTTGATTATAAGGAACACGATTTGCATGTTGTTGTAAACCATTACGAGCACCTGCTACAGCACCTCGACCTGCAGCATTAATCCAATTCCCACCATTATTACGTCCTCCGTAAATAATAGCGTTCAATGCGCCTTGACTTGCGTTATATAACATGTCTTTAGATGCAGGGATAATAGAATTAATAAACGTGTCGTGTGCGAGTTGTTTAAATCCTCCTTCTGGTGTTAGGGCAATCACTGCTCGTTTGAACAATGATTTCTTTTTGATAGGGACTGGTTTAACTTCCCTTACTTCTACCTTCTCAGTAACCTCAACAGTTTCCTGAGTTTCCGCTGGTTCTTGAACTTTAGTCTCTTCTTGACTAGGTTCAATTTTGTCGTAGTCTTTACCCATTGGATACCTCCTAAAAAAATTAGAGACGGTAGCGTCTAGATTGTGATGGGACTCGAACCCACCGTCCGCATTAAATCTGTCGCTCTACCTCTGAGCTTACAATCTTAGACATAACCATCTCTATTATACAAGTGGAAATTATTTTGTTTTTGTGACTGGGTCGAACTGAATAAACCAACGGCATTCCTCTCTGTGAAAATACGAGTATGTGGTGTATACATGGTTGTATGTTTCCTTTAATTTAGAATTAAGAAAGACTGCGATGTCGTTCACACAATCCCTCTCTTCCTCAATACCATACCCGCTGAATGGTTCGAATTCATAAATCCACAAATCTTCGATTTCCATTAATATACCATTGATAATATATTTATCATTGATTAGTAGTTTGTTGTTAACTAGCATTTTAATATCGTTGCTAGGAATATAACTATTCATAGTACATCTCCTTCAATTGTAAATTTACTATCAGCAAATCCATTGTCGATAATTTGCTGGTCTACATCTGTTACTTTACCAATAAAATCAGTGTTCTCCAAAACATCACGAAAATGGATAACGAAGTCATTGTGAATTAACCCTAAGTTAAAAGCATCAGCTTGTGGGTCATCAAATAAATCATCAATCTCAATTCGGAATGCATGTCCATTGGCGAACATTGTATATTGATAGAGTGTTCCATCAATTTCAAATCGTCTCATAAAGTTCTATGATAGATACGTCCATATTTGTATCCATCTTTTCTCCCCTCATTTAAATACATTTCATCTTCTTCGTTAAGGATACGATATCCTTGTTGTAGAAGTGATTCTTGTGCTTCTTTATAATCTGTAAATACTTTATCTACAATATATCCGTCTTCATGAAACTCATGCTCTCGCACAGTAATAAATACTTTCATACAACCTCCAAAAAAAAAGGAAGAGTTGTAAAACTCTCCACTAATAAAATCAGAACTTATCTCCGTCGATGCGTTTATTGATCACCTTGCGGGTGAAGTCATTAATAAAATTGCCTTCGTCAGAGTACAATGTGCTGTAAATGACTACAGCGCCTGATGTTACACTTCCTACTACAGTAGCCCAGAATTTCCAGGCTCCTTCACTAATTTGTTTCGTAGGCTTTTCTTCTTCTACAGTTACTTCACTGTAAGAGTTGAAAGCTTTTCGAATCTTCAATAGCTCATTAACCTGTTCTTCGAACTCTTCTTTAGAGTTAGCTTTAACAACAAGCACCTCGTCTGCTTTATCAGCAATACGACTCAGCGTCTTTTCGTCAATTTTCTTAATGCGTTCTTCAGCACTCAATGGTACCTCAACAAACATTACATCTTCGAACTTAGTTTTAACTTTATTTAGTAAATCTTTCATATTTATTTACCTTCCTTTCTATAATACGGGCGGAAAATTAAGACAAAGCGCTTGTGTGGTAGTCGTTGCCATATTCCTGTATAGTAGTAGGTCATATCGTTGGTTTCATAGATATAATCTTTTACTAAAGATGGCTCTTCTGAGTTATTCTTATCAATGTTTACGATAAGATTTAGGTCTTCATTTCGTTGTATTACTTCTTCAGAAACAATATAGTTTCCGCATAATACGGGCCTTACAATTAGCTGGTCTTTTAATGTCATTTTCCGTAGTACTCCTTATCCCATCGTTCATTGCGTACGTCCAACACGTCTAAGCACTGACGTTCGACATGAGGCATAAAATATAATACGACCTGTAAATGAGACATTAGTAAGTCTATTTCTTCAGGCGTACATAATTCGTTGATTATAGACATAGGATTTACAGACAATCCGTACTCGTCCATATATTCATATAATTCATATTCATCAGGATATGTAAACCCTGCCTCAATGTTTTCAACATATTCCATTGTACGCTTATATAAGATCCTACAAATCTGGTTATTTGTTTTAGATGGCAGTATAGCTCCCATTCTATTTTATCCTTTCTAAAAAAAAAAGAACCCGAAGGTTCTTAATGTGTAACAATCTTATTCTTCTTCTGTAGTAACATCCACGTCTTCATTTTCAACAACTTCGTTGAATTCAGCGTCTTCAATTACTTCAGGGTGTTCTTGTTTCTGACCACTCATAGCTTTAGCAATCGCAAATCCACCAGCAAGACCCGCTCCAACCTTCAATACATCAACCAAGAACTTCTTAGGGTTCTCTTTGATTTTGTGGAATGGATCGAATTTCTTCTTTCCTTCTACAACTTCAACTTTACCTTCAGTAGTTCCAGTTTCAGTGTTTTCAGTTTCAGCAGGTAGCTGTGCATCTACAACTTCCTCAGCTTGTTGTTCTTCAACAACTTCGCCTTCAATAACTTCTTTCACTTCTTCAACAACTTTTTTGTTTTCTTTTTTAGACATTTTCTTGTCCTCCATAATTTTTATTTTAGAGTGTTACCTCTATTATATAGCCAGAAAAAAAAGAGGGCAGTGAGCCCTCAAGAGTTTACTAGAAAATCACTTCTACAAGTTTCATGATAATTTCAGCCAACACAACCATACCTGCAATGCATAATAACACGAGCATTGTGAAAATCCATTTAAGGAAATTCAATCCTGCGTCGCACGCATCGTCAATTCGTTTCTGAGTTTCATCAGAATATCCAAGTAATTTTTTCATAGTTATATTCCTCTCTTTCTATTATATTAGAGGTAAAAAAAAATAGGGCCGTAGCCCTAATCTCATCCTTTGTTTAGATATTTAATCCCTAGGATGATTAAAGCCAGCCCAATAATAATATTCATAATTTTGTTCTCCTTTCTCTTTCTATTATATTAGAGGTAAAAAAAAAGGCAATTAGCCTTTTATGTTAGTTACTCTTGTATGTAGCGATACACATCATTGTATAAGCACTCACAAGGGTAATGATACCATATGCAATTAAGTCATTTGTGAATAGATTAATCCCTATAGCTTTTACATTGTATACAAACAATGTCCAAACGCTAGGGTTAACCATTTCAAATCTTCTTAACATCATATGAATATAAATATCCTTTGAGTTACTCATAATAATACTATGTACCATTACATAAATAACAAGTCCAACATATCCAGCAATAGCGCCCTTTTTGTTAATTAGTTTTTTCATTTTTAAATTCCTCTCTTTCTATTATACCAATAGAAAAAAAAAAGGGACTTGTAAACCCCCCTAATCATTGTATTTCCAAAATATAGTTACGATTGACATAACAATCATAAATGCGGATACACCTATTGTGATTTTCAAAGGGATACCACTGTTAAAGTAGTGAAATATCGCACTTTTTACATCATCAACAAACTGGTGAAATCCAGCATCATATTGATATTGTTCGGTCAACCAATGACCAACTCCATGAAATAAAATGATTCCGAATCCATAAATAAATCCCAATCCTTTGTTTTTGTTATATTTCATTTTTAAATTCCTCTCTTTCTATTATATGAGAGGATAAAAGTGTGCTACCTTTCACAATAACACACTCAAAATAACTAATAGTTTTTATTTACTTTTTGGGATGATTTACAAGGTCGTCCTTGTTCCAGACTGACAGCCATACCAATCCAAATTGACCAAATCTAAATAAACGCCAATACCATCCATAGTTATATCCTCCACGACCTGTATCTGTAATATTATTCTCATCCTTATCGAATGAGAAACACATTCCGGCTTTAAAGTCTTTGTCGGCACCATCTGGAACATCTATACCGTCCTTATCAACCCAGTTTACCATTGAAACTGGAATACCATTTTCAACCCAATCAAAGGCGGCAGGGGCAAGATAATCGCATTTAATTTGCCAAATACCAGCAACAAATTTAACTTCATTGGCTACATAAGCTGGTTTCAATTGTGGTGTAACGACAGGGACAGGTCGATTATTGTTTTTAGGGCCTTCTTTAGGTGGTTCATCGAAATAATGTTTTTCAAGGATGCCGTAAGTTTCACCAGTAATGTCTCCTAGTGTAATCCAAGCGGTTTTCCCATTAAATTCAATAGCGCCCCAATGATAGTCGCATACAGTAACCGTTTTAGAAAGTTTATATTTATAATTAATTACTGCTGTTCCTAAGATTTCTGCAGTCTTTGTACAATCTGCTCTAATAGGGACAGCTATCTTAGGAATAAAATGAGTAGGGTCACCATATATTTCAATATAAGCCTTAGCTTTTTCTTTCATATATGTAATTTTTTTTGCTATTTCATCATTATATAGGTTTGTTGATCCGGGTTGTAGAACACCAAATATACGAACATATACAGGAGCCATATTAGTCCACCAGTATGTTTTTAAACCCTTACCATTACAATCTGCATAAGTGGCTTCTATATATTTTAATTCTTCT